GTTATCCTATGTCATCTTCCGTATGTGGGAGAATCAGTAGAAGGGGATAAATTTAATAAGGTTAGGCCTAAAGATGAAGGTAAATGGTTGATATGCGGGCACGTGCATAACAATTGGAAAGTTAAGGATAAAATGATAAACGTTGGGGTAGACGTTTGGGACTTCAAACCTATCAGTATTGAGGTTATAAAAGATATAATCCTTAATAAAATCAGCTATTGACTTATGATATAGCTGTGATATTCTATAACTGTAGAGGGGAAAACAGTATATGAAGAACTCGACAATGGTTATATTAGTTGGATTAGGAATGATATTCTCTGGTTTAGTAATTCTTGAAGTACCAATTGTTATTTTGTATCTTATACTGAGAGCAAATGAAAAAGCTGAAGAGTTTAAGAATAGGCGCGATACTAGTTGGATATATGCCAAACCAGAAGAAAAACCAGTAGAAGTTAATGTGTACAAAGAAACACAGGAAGATAAGTTCTTTCATCAAATGGGAATTAAAGGTATCGTAACAAAGGAATAAATATATGAGGACATATTATATCCAGTATGAATTTAAAGGGCAAAGATCCGAAGATATAATAAAAGCACCTACATATATAAAGGCCATACAGGTTCTAGCTGATAAGATTAAAAATAGAAGTAAAACTATTGAACTTAAAATTATTTCTGTAGAACGATTAAAATTGACCTATTAACCTAACGAAGGTATACTGATTATTAGGAGGTTTCATGGCTTTAAACCATAAGCATTTGATCGCAAACTCATACATTAATCATGAAAAATTCATGGCTAATACAGTGAATAAAAAATTGGAGGAACGATGCCAGAAAAAAAGAACAAGAGTACGTCAGTGAGTGAATGGAAGCTTCTAAAGGAAGCCTCTAAAGAGGTTGAAAGCTGGCCAAACTGGTTGCAAAAGAACGCCGAACTTCTTTTTGAAGAAGAGCAAGAAAAGCAGCGCAAGCTGGATAAGATTAAAAATAGAAGTAAAACTATTGAACTTAAAATTATTTCTGTAGAACGATTAAAATTGACCTATTAACCTAACGAAGGTATACTGATTATTAGGAGGCTTTATGTTGAGTTTACTAGTGCAGCAGAAACCTTTATCTCAAATCATACTAAGGAATTCTGATAAAACCATTTTCGTTCGTACATTTAATCTAGAATCAGGTCAAGATTTTATTAAGAAATTTATGCAGTTAAATGGAGACGACAATACAACAGTTATCCCAGTGATTATATCTAGTTATGGAGGCGAAGTTAACTCTTTGATTTCTATGCTAGAGATTATGTCTACTGCCTCTAAGCCAGTAGCTACAATAGCGATAGGGGCAGCAATGAGTTGCGGCAGTGTATTACTAGCTTCAGGGACTCCAGGCTATCGATTCGCAGGACAGTTAACCGAACTAATGATTCATCAGGTGTCAGGGGCAGCGATAGGAAAGATTGAAGATATCCAAAACGATTCTAAACAAACTACTAAAGTTAACAACATGCTACTTGCTATATTAGCTAAAAACTCCAAGAAGCCTGTTAAGTTTTTTAAAGACAAAATAAAGAAAATGGGCAATGTGGATTGGTATATTACATCTAGTCAAGCTAAAAAACTAGGTTTAATAGATTATGCTGGAACCCCGGTGTTGTTAGAAAGAGTAGAATAATGGATAAAAAATATAAAAGATTTCTAAGCATAGGTTGGGAATTATTAGAACACAAATATAGATACTATGTATTGGACAATCCCACTATACCGGATCATGAGTATGATATATTGGAAAAGGAATACGATAACTTAGCTAAAGAATTAGATCTAGAACCTACTGCTTCTAATATGGTAGGTTTTGATACTAAAAGACCGTGTTGTCAATTAGTAATATCCAAAATTAGAAAGGTACCGTTATATGGCATTGTTAGATGAAATTAAACCATTTATAGATGGTAATGGATTGTTAGCTCCTAATCTAGTTCCTTCTGGAACTATGAGAGGATCTGATAATGGAGTGTTATTTACTTCGGAACTATTAATACAATCAATGTTAAATAGCGGTATAATAGATCCAGTTTATATAGAAAATATTAAAGATTGTATAGATAGTACACATTTATTGCATAGAGCACCACAAGACACTACCAATGATACCTCAGATGATTATTATGGAATACTTGGTATGATGGTATTTCTTAATATTAACATTAAATTACGATTGCCTCCACTTCTATGGGCACAACCATTACTTTGGTTCTTGATATTATTGAAGAATAAGAGTATATTCTCACACTTATTATCTCCAATAGCTGCTATCATAATAGCTACAAGCTGTATGTTTACCAGCGTGTCTGACACATCATCTAGATTTCTCATGTGGTGCGCAATTAAAGGAGCCGCATCAAGATCTACACTTTGCAGCTTGGCAGCTAAGATATGGTTTAATAGATTGTTTAAGGACTTTGGGCCAGAGGGAATGCTTACATGTGCTAAGATTTACTTCTATAGAGACAATCATCCTTTCTCTCGTTACTTTAAAAACTAGTAACTTCTAGGAGGATTTATGATAAGAGATCAATTACTTGATTTAGTTAAAGAATTCGAAGGTTGTAAATTAGAGGCCTATCAAGATCAAGTTGGCAAATGGACTGTTGGTTATGGAAGTACAGGTCCAGGCATCAATGAAGATACTGTTTGGACACAGGAACAAGCTGACACACGTCTTATAGCTTCTTTAGAGAGATTTCAAGCTCAGATAATAAAGAATACAGAAATGGCCTTAGGAGACAATCAGTTAGATGCGTTAACTTCATTCGTATACAATCTAGGATTAGGATCTTATTTAAAATCAACACTTAAGAAGAAGATAGAGGATAAAGAATTTGTAGAAGCAGCAGATGAGTTCCTTAAATGGGACAGAGTAGGGGGAGAAGTGTCCCCAGGCATATTAAGACGCAGGAAAGCTGAAAGACAATTATTTTTAAGCGGAGACTTGACTTCTGAAATAGCCTGAGTTACTCTTTAATCATAGATGGAGGATTTATGAACGACCCAAGATTTGAATCTATTTGTGATGAATGCGGTGAAGTAATTGAAACTTATGATGAAAATGAAGACAATTATATCTGCGATGAATGTGTAAACAAGTTCGTTGAGCAATATAAAGAAGCTTTAGAAGAGCTAGAAGATGATCAGGAGTAATTATGAAATATTACCAAATACATAATGATATGTTAGTAGAAGCAACTAAAGATGTGGAATTACACAGTTTATCAAAGATTAATCATAAAATACCAAAAGGGACAATAATTAGAATAGCTATTGATAACTATGGAAGAGCTACTTTTAAAGGGCATGACGGTTTACTACCTATTTATGATTTGGTAACTTCATTTAAGCCATTAGAAAATCCAGATGATAATTCAAACTGGACAGCAATCATGGCAGCAGTAACTTTTGGATCTATCACAGTATATATGATTTTCTTAGTAATATTTAATTATTACAATAAGTTATAATAAGAGGATTTATGGGACAATATTCATCCACTTATATGTTGAAAGAAGAAGTAAGAATAAAGGGAGACAAGATATTGCCCAGGGGTACAGTGGTACAGACTATAAGAGCATCATATCTCCCAAAGGAAACAGTAGATGAAATGCCAATATGGTTCAGGGAAGACTTCTATGTCTATTGCTACACTAGATACGGCATAATTATGTTACAATGGGACAATTTAGAGGATTATGTGACATTAAAATGAAAATATGTACTAAATGTAAAAAAGAAAAGTCTATACACTAATAAAAACATATAGATACTGTTTAATAATGGTCATAATATACTATTATAGAAGCCTGAGATGTCCTCAAGCTAAACCCATTAGGCCCCTTAGCAGCCAAAATGGTGACGTCGGAACTATATGTACCCGACCTATGCTAAGAAAATTGAGGATATCAAACAATGGCAAATAGAAATTTTCCCAGTTCAAAACTTTTTTCTGGGCATATCATGCCTGTTTCCCTGGATTGTAATTTTATAGTAGACCCCGCTAATGGAAATGGCTTAGGAATCAGGAGCTTAAAGGGCGCCTTCATTCAAAACGTTTTCATGCATACTTCTGCAACCCCAGGCATCGGTAACTCTAATCCTAGCTCTTTAGGAATTGCAGTCACCAATCCAAATCCTGCTTCAGGATTAATCGTTGTACAATTCCAAGATAATTTTAATCGATTATTAACCGGTGGGCAATCCATCGTATCTCCACTCGGATCAAGCATTGGAATTGATTCAGGATTAACGGTAGGCCAAGCTTATGTAGTAACAGTTCAAGGTGATGCTGTCGCTGCTGACTGGTTAGCCCTTGGTATTCCAGCAGGAGTATTAGCTTCCGCTGGCGGACTTCCACTTCCTGGAACAGCTTTTATTGCTGCCTCTACAGGACACGGAGCATCCTCTTTAAGCCGCGTCGCTCCTGCTTCTACGTCAGGATTAATGTCAATTGAAACAATCGGGGACAGCAATCAATCTATCTCCCCAATTCAAGCTGCCGCTCAAGGTTTTGGAGCTCAGGTTATTCTTCAATGTTTGAACTCTAGCGGAGTTGTTACAGCGCCTGCTACAGGGTCAGTCATTAGCTTAAGCTTCTTGTTATCCAACAGCAGCGTTTTAGTTCAAGGGGAATAATAGATCACTAATTTATAGTAGGGCTATCTATAGTGGGTGGCCCTACATCTTTAACCGAGGGTCCTATGGCAATACCTGCTATCCCAAACAATATGTACGTTCAACAAGGAAATCGGCAAATTTTCATCAGTTGGGATATTACTGTAGGCGCAACATCTTATCAGATTCTAAAATCGACAGACGGTGTTAAGTTCTCACCGTGGGCTTCCTCAACATTAAATAATTATCTGGACACCTCTGTAACTGTAGGCACCCAGTATTGGTATCAAATAGCAGCAACAAATGATTCAGGAACAGGCGATCCCACCTCTTCTCAGAGCATAATTCCAACTCCAACAGCTGAAATGTGCCTAGGTCAAATAAGACAAATGGCACAAGAACGGGCCGACAGAGTTAATTCTAACTTTGTCACTTTACCAGAATGGAATCAATTCATTAACTTAGCAATGTACGAGCTGTATGATTTAATTGTAGATACATATGAAGACTACTTTATAGCGACTCCCTTTCAGTTTCAAACAGCTAATAATCAATATTTGTGGCCACTTCCAGATGGAAATCTATCCTTTGTTAATGGAATAACTGGAGCGGCAGGGTATATAGCCCCGGCATTCTATAAGATTAAAGGCGTGGATCTAGCTCTACAGACATCCAACAACGCATGGGTAACAGTTAATAAGTTTACATTTATGGATAGGAACAGATTCATTTATCCTAATACAGCTTCTACCATATACGGTGTATTTAATCTGCAATATAGGGTACTTGGAAACTTTATAGAATTTATACCAACACCGTCAGGAAACCAAAATATCAGAATTTGGTATATACCAAGGTTACCACAGTTACTACAAGATACAGACCTTACGACTATAGGTTTTTCAGGCTGGCTAGAATATGTAGTAGTAAGAGCCGCTAAGTATGCATTAGATAAAGAAGAATCAGACACCAGTAAATTGGATAATGAATTATTATTCATTAAAACCAGAATTGAAGAAGCGGCTTCTAACAGAGATGATGCTTTCCCAGACAAAGTTAGCGATGTACGACAGAACGGGAGCTGGAATCCAGGCGGATCGTTTGGATGGAATGGCGGCCTCGGCGGGTTCTAATATGGCACAACTACCAGTTTTCCAGACAACTTTACAGCCTTTGATGCTAATGCAGAACAAGTGGGCGTCTATTATCAATCCTACATTAGCATCTCCATTAAGTCAGCCTTCAATGTTGACTGACATATCTATAGTGTCAGGAAATAATGTTATATATCATAAGCTTGGACAATTGCCAGTTGGATGGATTATTTCAGATGTGAATGCAAGCGTAAGTATCTATAGAAACGCACCTTTTAATACTTCAACTTTAACCTTACATAGTAATGGAGCAGCGGTTATTTCGCTGATTGTGTTCTAATGTCAGATTTTATATTAACGC